TACTTTTGTTCAATTAACTTTCAACTATGAGCAGACTTTGTCTTACTTTTTAAGCTTACTCGCTCATGAACGCTTTAGGATCAAACTTACCTGACTTCACTTTGAAGTTAGACTTGCTTTTTCCTGAATTAAGGTTTGGCGAGACTATGCTATCCATGATAGCGGCTTTGCCGTCTTCTAAACCTTGAGAACGAAGAATCTTTTCAATCTGCTTACGATAGAGCATAAACATAGCAACATCAGCAACATTGGCATGATTAGCATATATTTCTTTCATCATATCGCCTGTAGCATATCTATAGACCTCTTCTTTCTGTTTTTTTGTTACCTTCCCTCCCATGAACTCATTCATGTTCTTGATTTGATTTTTTAACTCTTTCTTTGCGTTCTCTGCTTGTTCTTTTCTTTTTTGATTTTCTTGTGCAGCTTTATTCTTAGCTTGAGCGGTTTGTTGGTCAATAGCATTATTAATCACCCTTCTAATACTTTTAGCTTTCATTTTCATCATTCCAGAGTCCTCTAGTTTATCTAAAGACTCTTCTATTTCGGAGTCTTCAATACCGTCAGCCTTTAATTCTTCAGCTACTAAATCTCTATCTGAAAAATTTAAGTAAGATCTAAGCTCTGTTACTTGATCATTAACTGGAGCTTGTTGTTGTTGTGCTTGTTGTTGCAAAGAATTTATTGCATTAACAAACTCATCTTTAGAAGTTATTTCAATTCCTAATTCTTTACCAACTCTAGACCAATTTAATGCCTCTTCAGCAGTTGGAGCTTCTTCAGTTTTTTCAGCTGAAGTTCCTTCCCAGTCATACTCCTCTTCGCCTTTTTCTTTTGCTTCTTCTTTTGTAGAATCCCAAGACCACCCTTCTTCTTCTGTTTCTTCGGTTGTCTCTTCTTTACTTTCTGCGGCCTCCGTGCTTTCTGCCTCTTCTGTTTCTTCTGTTTCTTTTTCCTCTTCTGCATTGTAAGGTTGATCTGAATTAAATGCTAGCGGATTAAACTTATCGTTACTTTCTTTAGTTTCTGTCGTATTATCTACAACTTCTTCTACTAATTTTGATTCTTCTGACATTTTTATTTTATTTAGTTAATACTCCCAATTTGCAAATATACAAAATATTTGTTATATTTTCTCAGCGGCTCTTTTCAGGTCATCAGCTGTTGTTTTTGATCCAGAAGACCTAAGCCTTTCTTCTCCAGCTCTTTTGTCTTCTTTATCATCATCTTCTTCTTTATTTTTTCTCTCTATATAATAATCAACAGCTTTTTTATCCATCTCATTTTTTTCTTTAGTATCGTGAATATCTCTATCAACATCAGCTTGAATTTCTGCCACCTTAAGTCTAGACTCGGCACCAATTTTAGCAACCTCTAATTTAGCCTCATTATCCATTTGCTTAAGCTGTGCTTCAGCTTGGAATTTAGCTTGTTCAGCTTCAGCAGCAGCTTGTTGAGCTTGTTGCTGTTGTTCCATTGCTTGCTGTTGTTGTTTTTGCATTTCAGTCATAGCTTGTTCTAACACTTTTTCAGCTTCTGTCATTGTATCAGCTCTTAATACTTTAATAACGCCTAACATATCAATAGTACCAGCTTGTAATGCAGATTGTGCTAATTGTTGTACAACTTGCTTCATAGAATCATCTTTACCGCTATCACCAACATATATTCCGTAGTCTTGAAGAGCTATATTTGGCATAACATTTAAAAACTTATAAGCGCCATCACCCAATATCATTCCAGCTTTTTTCCCTCCTGCCCAAGCAACCTTCATTAAATTACACAATCTCTCTAATATTCTTTGCTTGCATTCTGCGTGAGAATAAAACCAACTTTCTGTAATAGTTGCAGACTGCACAACACTTCTTTGTACATTACCAACATACTCATATTGATCTACAGCCCCTTCTCTTTGTCTAGTAACACCAGAAATCTGACCAGCCATTTCTTCAAGCATAACTTTAAGATTAATTAATTGCTGAACAGACTGAGACAAAGTAAAATCAACTTGCTGAAATTGATTAAACGTTTGCATTTGATTTCCTTCATCTTTAGAATTAATAGGAATAATACCATCTGTCTTTAAGTGATATAGCACCTGTTGTATATCCATACCAACATTAGTAGGTAATTGAGAAACATCATATACCACCGCTTTACCTCCTGAACGAGCCATAGCAAGTTCTATTTGATAAACTACAATATTGTATAACATTTGTATATTATCAAGCATATCCACTAAAGAATTACTTTCTCCTGTGGTATTTCCTTTTATACAGCCAACATAAGAAAGTGGAGTTTTTCCTGGATCATCTACACTTCTAACTTGATTATCTCTTCTTCTTGCATTCACTAATATTTTTCCACCTATTAGTGTTGCTTCCCAAATATCATCCACCCATTTAGTTTCTATTTTTTCTCCTTTTCTTTTTCTATATGTATCTGAAACTAATTTTCTAAAAGGTCTAGACGGATCATACTTATTGTCTGATAATTTAAATTTAAGTGCACGTAATGATTTCCATTCAGCACTTACCACACGAATCCTAGCCTCTCTTCCATGAGCAACGTCCACCCATTCAAAACTACTATTATAGTTTGATAAGTCTCCGCCTAAATATAAATTTCTCATTTTATCTAACTCTAATAAATCGTCTGTAGATAAACTATCTTTATATTCATCATTAATTTCGTTAATAGAAAGCCATCTTTCTTCTCCCACCCATCCTGCATCATCTAAAAAGTCCGAATGAAAAGAATCATCAAATACTATATTTCTTGGGTCCACTCTTCTTGCGTAAGGGTCTCCATTTTTTATACTAACTTTATAAAACTCTTTACCTGTTACAAGCAGATCTCTAAAACCTTCTTTAAACACGTCTTTAAGATTATATCTATTAACAACATACTCTAATCCATCTTGAGCTGTTTCTTCTATCATTTCACGATAGTTATATTTCATATACGTTTCAATATCTTCAGGAACGGGCATTCCCTGGCCTTCATTTAAAACATCAACATTCATTTTTTCCTTCATCTCTTTATGAAGATCGCCCAAAAGCTCTCTCATCATTAAAGCTACTTTATGATCATGCTTTCTAATAACAGCAGCTTTATTTACTGTAGTAACTTTCATGTCAATAGGTCTTCTCAATTCTTCTCCAAGTAATAAATCAATTTTAGGGGTTATAATAGGATAGTTAACTAATCTTGCTGGATATGTTAAACCATATTGTTCTGTAATATAAGAATAGTCTCCCTGACTTAATACGCCATTATATATTTGATAATTTCTAATATCCTTCACTCTTGCAGAATGATGAGAGCCTCCCTCAGACCCCATATAACTTGTTATAGCGTTTAAAACTTGTCTACACCAATCTTTATTTTTTTTCTTTTCAGAAACCACCATTGAAGGCATTGATTTGTACCTATTTTCCATAATCTTAATTTATTTGCATGGGAACACCATTGTAGCCCATTTTATAATATTTAAATCCTATATCTTTTACTTCGGCTTCTTTTTCGCTAGCCTGTATTCTATAATTATCTATATTATGAATTAAACAAAGACCAAACGCCATAGCGCGGTCCGTATTTTGTAATCCATAATTAGCAAGCTCATCTATTAGGTCTATAAACCATATATCCTCTACGCTTTCTCTCAAATAATCATCTATCAAATCTTCTAATAGAGCCTTTACTTGCTTGTTCATGTGCACACCATATCTATTTCTAGTTTTCGTACCAGGGTTGTGTGCCGACTCTGGTTTTTCTTTTAAATATTTTAAAGCATTCATACGCTTAAAATAATCTAAAATACCTATTTTTGTATATTCTACCAACATCTTTGCGTTGTAATATACTGCAAGTTTTAAACAACCATCCCAAAAATCTTCTTTTTTTCTAGGACGATCTGTATACTCAGCAACCACGTAATCGCTTGACATATTAGTATTTGCAAATCTACGATAAATTATCGCACTACCCAAAGAATCTGACGCTCCAGCTTCATCTTGGTCATAAGAATCAATGCCTCCTATGTCTAAATTCTTATATTCTGGCTCAGGATGAGTGAGTATTTTGTAAGGACCATTTGGATGAGGCCTCCATTTTACAGTAGGATCTGACTCTCCTAACTCCCAATCTAAGTACCCTCTTTGTATTTGACTTCTATGGTCTTTACTTGATAATATTCTAGATCTTTGTGCGTTTAATAAGGCAATATCAAATCTTGCTGAATGCGTATTTAAGAAAGCTTCTTCTATAGTTAAAGGATAGTTTTGTATATGTAGATTATAAGCCTCGTTATCTCCAGACTTTTGTATATCTTCTCTATCGGCTATAAGTTTTTCTCTAGCCCCTTTCTCGTCTTCTTCTCCAGACTGTATATTAAAGAATCCGTAATACGCTTTTGAAGCTGGAATAAATACAGGAATCAAATTATAGGCGTCATGACTATAATACATATCCATAAAATCTTTTGAGGCCTTAGATATATCTCCTCCTGTTCCTCCAACAATAGGCACTCCAAACTGTATATCTCCATCCATAAAGCACGCTTTAGATGACATATATGCATTCTTAAGTTTTTTAAACTCCCCTGCTTCTTCAAACACCATAAGAGAAACCCTTTCTCCTTTAAATACCTCTGGATTATCCATCGTTCTACAAATTATAGTAGATTGATATCCGCCTATCTCCCACTTGCCATCTTTATTTTTTTGTTTATACCCAGATCTCATTATACCATCAGTGTCCTTAAGAACAGAGTGTTTAAAATTGGGGTGTATACCATTAAGTCCTTTTCTGGTTTTATCAAAGAATGCATCGGCTGTAGCTTGCAGTCCTGCTGCCACGCCCACATCATTAAAAGGGAAAAATGTATATTCATGAGCAACTGCTCCAGAATTCATATAAGAGAATCCTTTATCTCTGGCTTTAATAACAATCATGCCTTTACCCTCTTCTTTGCAAAGCTCTATAGTATCAAAATACTCGTGATCCATAGTTCTATACCAAGGATGTATTAAAGTCTTACGATTTCCAGAAGTTCCATCGTTACCAAGTATCATATAATAATTTAAATAAAAATAATACTTACCAGATATTTTTTTCATACCTTTAGGCTTAAACCCATGAAGGCATCTATCCGTTTCTTTTGCCCAATATTCTTCATAAGCAACAGAATCAGGATTTAGATCTGGATGTCCGTTATTAGGAATTGGGCGATATTTTTGAGGATCAAATTTAATCTTACCCATACTTTATTTTTTTTACTTTTCCTAACCCAAAAATACCAGCATTCTCTTCTTTTTTTGCTAACTTTGCATGATATCTATCTCTTAAATCTACGCCATGTAGTTTTTGAGCTAAATCATTATATTGATTGGCTTTTTCCATATTGACTTTCTTATAATGCTTTTTATAAGAATTATATAAATATTGTAAATCGTATTTCTTTTTTTCAGCCATTACATTTCTTTAATCTCCTTTCTTCTCTCTAAAAAGGACAGTCCTTTGTCTCCAGCAATCTTTTGTCTTTCTCCACGTCTATCAATAGCATCTAAAAGAGACTGCCTTGTTTTTAATATCTTTTCCACCCCTATCATAAGTTTTTGTAGTAGCTCGGCATTCTCTTCATCAAGATGCATACTATCAATGAGAGCAGTAAACTGATTAATCTTTTTATTAAAAGCTATAAGCTGTTCATCTAACGGATCAAATTGCAATTCATTATATTTATCACAAGCAGCTTTTAATGTAGCGTCTTTAGTTCCGCTCCAATTATAAGTATCATATAAATCTTTTGACACGGCCTTTAGTCTTTCATTCTCACTATAATGTCTATATGGGCTTTCGTAGTCATAGACTAACGCAACCCATTTGAGGGCCGTAGGCCCGAATTTTTCTTTCTTAA